ATCCTACAGATGAAGAGACAACCATCACGATGGAAAAGCGTGGTGGAATTGCATACCAGATTACAAGAGAATTGGTACTGAATGACAACATTAGTGCTATAGCTGAAGTTCCAAAAGAACTAGCACGATCTGCCGCTCGAACTCTTTATGATGGTGTCTTTGCTCACTTCACCGCAAACGCAGGTGCAGGAACTACATATGCAGGTCAAGACTTGTTTGTCGCAGGTCATGGTGGAAACATTGGTACAGCGGCTCTTACTCATGCAACTCTTTCGTCTGCTAATCAAATAATGCGATCACAGACAAAGTTTGGTGCAGGAGCTGATGTTCTTGGAGCAGCAAATAAACCTGCATGGCTCATGATACCGAATGAACTAGAAGGACTAGCCTCTAGAATAGTTGGACCCTCTAGTCAGGTTATAACTCAGATTCTCGCTAATACCGATGATGATGAAGATGTAACAAGATTTAGTGGTATGGGTCTGATTGTTGTTGATGCTTGGACAGATGCAAATAACTGGTACTTGGCTGCTGACCCAAGCCAAGCTGCTGGAATAACTGTAGCATTCCTTAATGGAAACCAAGAGCCAGAACTCTTTGTTCAGAACGATGAGACACAAGGTGATACATTCACCAATGATGTTCAGAGCATTAAGATCAGGCACGAGTGGGCTACTACAATAGCTGACTACAGAGGATTGTTTGGGAACGTTGTAGCTTAATAGCTAACAACCCCCGATGGTAAGCTAGGGGAGAGGGAGTTTCATCTCTCCCTCTCCCTTTATTTTTTTAAGGATATATTATGGCTACAGAAAAGAAGCCTCGCAGAACACGAAAGCCCAAAGCATGTACATGCATTCAATGTACTAAAGTTCAAAAGAACGCTAAACTCTTGGCAAAGGTAAGAACAACTACTTGCCTTAGTCTTAAAAAATAGGAGATAGAAATGGCAAATTCATTCGTTAAGAATGTAACAACAGCAGGAACAGCAGAGCGAATTTCTGCTACTACTATACTTGTCTCCTCAGTTACGTTTAGAGCCAAGAAAGGTAACACTAATGACATCTATCTTGGAGATGCAGATGTTGCTAATACATATCCTGACCTAGACGCTAATCAAACTATAACCTTTGAAGCACCAATGTATTCAGGCAATCACACAGGAATTAACCTGAGAGATATATGGATTGATGTTGATACAGATGGAGAAGGTGTAGATGTCTTTTATCAGGAGATAGGCTAATGGCAGTACAGGATGTTAGTAGAACACTATATTCTGATCAAGTTATATCTGCTACAGGAACAGCCTCTTCTTCTGTTGAGTGTGGAAGATTTACAGAAGCCTCGATTTATATCAAGGTAACTGCAAAGGCAGGAACAAGTCCTACTATAGACTTTGATGTTGAAACTTCACACGATAATGGTGAATGGCATAAGGATTCAGATGTAACTCAAATTAGCGATCCCACAACTGACTATTATGCTCCTGTTGTTAAGATTGCTAACTCAATGGGAAAATATATCAGACTAAATCCTACAGTTGGTGGATCGGGTTCTCCATCCATGACTGTAACAGCAAAAATAGTTCTAAAGGGATAACATGGCTACGACTCTGGAAACGTTACGTTCAGAGATGAGAAATATTACTGGAACTTTTCCTTTTTTTACAGGTGAAAATGAAGTCGGGGACAACTCAATTGATCAAGCTATTTCGCAAGCCGTAACAGCATATTCAAGAGACTTTCCTCGAATTGTGGTAGAGAGCGAGGTTGGAGATAGTGGCAAGTATTACCCCTTATCTAACTTAGCTTCTTGGGAGGATGATTTCTCCACTATCTTATCTATTGACTATGATGCCAGTTCTAGAATAGGTAGTGATGAGCGTCCTGACTTTTTGTCTGAGGATAATGGGGATTGGAAGTATTATAGAGATGCCACGACTAGATACTTTTTTCTTCCCAATCACTCTCCCTCTGCTAGTACAACATTGCTAATTACTTATACAGCTAGGCACAGTCTTGACTCGACAACCTCTACGTTACCTAGCCATCATGAAAAAGCAGTAGTGTTTCTGGCAGTTTCTGAACTCGCCTCTACCCTTCAATTCCATGCAGAGAAAGCAATAGACCCTCCTGCAGGAGCTTCTTATATTTCCATGAGAAATAAAGGTAGTGGATTTAGAACCGTTGGTGACCATTTTCATGATAAGTATATTCGTGAATTAGGTGGTGCTGAAATTGTAGGTGCTAGTGCATCTAGAGAATTTGATCAACGATTTGTAACAGGTGATAAATATATGTTTCATTCTTTCTCAGGAACATAATTAATGGTTACAGGAAATGCCGTAGCAACAAGTAATTCAGTATTTAGCCGTCCTGTCCTAGAGGATGCTATTGCAAAAATATTAAACTCAATAGAATGCGAAAATGTTTTTACTGAAGAATTACCTCCTATAACAACTGAAAGTGACTTTCTTGATCGTTTAGTAGTACATAAAGGATTACCTCAACCAGAATATGAAGGTTGGTTTATGCGTAGGGACAATATGTCTGTTAACGCAAATGGAATTTCAAACCAATATCAGTATGAAATGGTTCATGGTATCATGGTGTCAGGATTAGCATTTCATGGAGACTTTCACCGATCTTATCAATATATACAAGACAAAACTGAAGAGTTAGTCTGGACATTAGAAAAGAATAAAAATATCTTAGGAAATGATACAGTCGATTTTATTGAAGGAATAACAACTTCTTTTACTTTTGAGCAGATCGGTGAGATGTTCATGTATAGAAGTGAAACAGGATTCAATGTACATAGAGTTGTATTAGAAGCAAATGGTCGCTCCTTTACAGGATAGCGGAGGGTAAAGATGGCAATAGTTAGTGCAACAGAACAAATTGGAATAGGAGCTACAACTACAATTGGTGGCTCTCTTGATGCCAATACTGGATTAAATGCTGTTCCTGCTGACGCAGGATCGTTTAGTGCTAGTGAATCATATGAAAATATTCTAGATACTGGAAGGCGTGGAGGATCAGAAGCAATGGACTTCTACGCTTATCAAGGCGTAGGTCTTTCAGAGATATCTTTTGATTTTCCTATGATGTATGGGCAGAACACAACGCAAGATCATACTACTGGAGCGATTCTAGGTATTCTCCTAAGAAACATACTTGGTACTGGTGCAAACTCGGAATCCACTACTGCAACTGATCCTATTCGTGGAGAACAGGTAGGTTCTGTATCAGCCACAGAAACTTATTTTAGACTTGGGACATCCAAAGAGTATTTGCATGTAGCAAGAAATCTTGTTGGTAGTAGCAAGGATGAACTTTATACAGGATGTAGAGTTTCTAACATTACTATATCTGCTAATGCAGGAGAGGGTCCTGTAACTATTTCTACTTCAATGACAGGGCTATTGCCAACTATTGGAGCGGCTCAAACAATTGGAAGTAAAACTCTAAGCAATAATGTTGCAATGGGTTTTGAAAACACAAGACACGCTACAACAAGAAATCAACCATTTATATTTGGTAACTCAATTTATAATGTTACTCCAACACATGCAGACAATAGGTTGATATCTGCTGAAATAACACTCGCAAGAGAAGTTAGTACAGTATATACGTTATCAAATTCCCAGAGTCCTAATGATATATATTTAGGTCCCCTAGAAGTTACATTTAGTTGCGTAGCTGAAGTTGCTACCGCAGACTTAGATGACTATCGAGCAGGAACTATTGGGAAGACTTTGTTCTCCTTTTCTTCTGGTAATACAACAGCAGATGTAAATAGCAAGGAACTTGTTATTGGAATGCAAAGCACAACCCCAATGGAAGCACCAATGGAATTAGATACAAGCGGTGCTTATACTACAGTTTCTTATTCTGGACGAGCATTAGCTACAACAGACTCGTTAGCAATAAGTGGTGATTCTTATGCCACAACTCGCACTCCAATTGAAGTGTTGATCATGGATAGATCATCTGTTACTTCAGCTAACGTTCCTAAGTACCAATAGTCTCCTCTCTCTCGCAAGGTAATATTGACGAATATTATCTTGCTTAATTAAAGGTTACAGTAATGGTGCAAGGTTTACATGTTACCCAAGATGAAGTAATTGATGAACTAGAAAGAGAAGGATATTCTTTATCTAGAAGAACTTTAGGATACTGGAGAGGTGAAGGTCTATTACCTCCATTAGAAAGAGAAGGTCAACAGTATTACTGGAAAGGAGAGATATTAGAGAAAGTAAGGACTTTATGTAGCAAGAGAGAGAGATCAGAAATTCTATATTCTTTTACCTTAGAAGGAAAAAAGTTTGAGGTAGAGAAGCTAGAAATCAAACGAATACATGGAAGCCTTAAAGTGATATCACATTTATCAGATGGGACTTTTATGGTTAAAACAGCGAGAGAGGAATCGGTCAATGCCATTACCAAAATCTAAGATTCGTATTACGCTAGATGAATTGAATGCACCTGAATTTTGGGTAGATATACGTCTATTGCAAGGAATGAAGTATGCAGATGTGAGAAACATATTTGGTGAAGATAGAGATGAAAGCAAAGATGATTCTGCATATGTAGAACAGATGATGGAAAGAATGATTATAGAATGGAATATTCCAGAAGAGGAAGGAGGACCAGTAATGCCTGTTCCTTCTCAGGATATTCAAAGTGTAGGGAAATTACCTAATACATACGTTAACTATATTATTGGGAAAATGTCATCCGATGTTTATGGTAATGTCCCAGATACAGCGGATTTAGAAGAAACCTCATAGCGTCAATGACATCCTCTAAAGGAGGACAAGGGATTCCGCCTGAGATGTGGGACATATCCCTTGCTGAACAATTAAATACTACCCCGTGGGATGTTAGAGAAAATGCAACACTTTGGGATGTTATGAGGATGAGAGAATGGGTTGTAGCAAAGAACGCTAGAGAAAGAGTATCTAACCAAAGGGCAAGAGCAGAGACAAATAGAACAAATAGTTCTAGGAGTAGAAGACGTAGATAATGCCATCAGCACAATTAGGCGTTAATGTAGTAATAACTGACAGGACTGCAAACTTCCTTGATCAAGCATCTGTTGCTTTATCAGATCATATGGATGACGTAGGTGCTGATATTGTTTTAGAGATACAACGTATCTTACGTGATGCTTACAATAAACCTCAGAAAAAAGGTTTTAGCGGATTAGGTGGTAATAGATCAATTCGTACAACAGGGGGTATTGGTGATGCAATAGAGACTGGATGGTCAATATCCGCAGACAAAGCGTTTGTTAGGATCGTCTGGAGAGATAATGGTGGAGCAACTGCAAACTCTGGAGAACCATTCAGTAAGGTTTATTATCTTTCTAAAGGAACATCTCCTATTAATGTTTCTTCTATTGATCCTAGTACAGCATCTCCAAACTTCTTAGGTTATTCTGCGAAATCAGGAAATCAGACTGCTATTAACTCTTTAAAATCACAAGCCCCAATGGACTATAAAAAATATGGTCAGAGTCCTAAACTATGGATAGAAGAGCGTGGTGAATTTACAGAATC